CTATAAGCTGCGGAGCAAAAATAGGTGGGCACTCGATTATAGAAGAAGGAAGCAATATAGGACTTAACGCAGTTCTACATCAGTTTGCACACGTTGGCGCAAATTGTATGATAGGAGCAAGTGCTTTCTTAAAAGGCGAAGCAAAAGCAAATACTAAATACGCAGGAGTTCCGGCAAGGGAAATCGGCTCAAATATAAGATAATGAAAGTAGCTATTTTATTACTTACACAAAACCGACACGATTTAACGCAGCGTGTAATTAACCAAAACTTTTATAATAGCGGTTACAATGCGGACTGCTTCTTAATAGATAACGGAAGCGACACGCACGAAACGTTTAACTATCCTTTTGCCGGATATGATCTATCTAAAGAAAAACGAGGAATAGCAGCAGGAGTAAACGCAGGACTTAGGATAACTCAGGAATACGATGCGGTTTGTTTATTAGCCAATGACATTTTACTTCCTGAGAATTGGTTGGCAAGGTTTGTATTGTTTGCACAAAGAATAGAAAAGACAGGCATAATAGGAATATATTGTGTAGAAGCATTACCACCCATTGTAGACGGCGTACATAAAACGCATACACCTTTTGGAGATAATTTTATTACTCGTGAACTTATAGACACAATAGGTGGTTACAATACTGAGTATGACCCATACGGAATGCAAGATGCAGATTACGGAGAACGTGCAACTATTACAGGCTTTACTAATTACTACTTGCCAGATATGAGGTCGGAACACATAGGACATGATGTCGGTAACGGAACTGATTATAGACGAATGAAAGACGAAAGCTTGGCACGGGCGCAAAGCGTATGGGATAAATACCAAGACATATATCACAACCAAAAGAATATAAGATGCGAATACTTTGTATAACTTCAGCTAACTCAGGCGTAGGACTGCACCGAATAATGATGCCGATAGTACATTTAGAAAAGGAGTACGCACTTATTACCGATGTATTGAATGACGAACTATTAGAGCAAGGGTGGGATATTGTGTTAATGAATAGAATGCTTAACGAAATAGATGCAAAGCAAATGGACACTTGGCGCACTAAGTACGGCTTTAAGTTAGTAGTTGATAATGACGATTACTGGGAACTTAGCGAAACGCATCTTTTGTATTACCGATACAAGTACAATAACATAGGCAAACAAATTACCGATTACTTAGAGATTGCAGACCTTTGCACTTGCACACACGAAAGGTTAGCAAGTGAGATAACTAAATACAATAAGAACGTTCACATATTACCAAACGCATTACCTTACGGGCAAGAGCAGTTCCAGGATAACAAGACCGAAGATTACAAGGTTAGGTTGTTTTGGAGCGGCAGCGGAACGCACGAACGAGATTTAGAAATACTTAGGCAGCCGTTCAAAAGGCTACAAGGTATGAATATAAGAACTGTAATTGCAGGTTATAATGACGGGGAGAAACCTATATGGGATAAAATGATTGATGCGTTTACTTGTGGACTAAAGCTTAACCCTACGATCTATAACTATGCAAAGGTTACGGAATATATGGGTGCTTATACGGACTCAGATATTTCAGTTATTCCATTGGTAGATAACAAGTTTAACGCTATGAAGTCCAACCTTAAGGTATTAGAAACGGCTGCAAAAAAGAACCCTGCCATAGTTAGCCATGTCAATCCTTATTTAGATATGCCAGTGCATTACGTTAAAAGCCAGAAGGATTGGTACAAACACATCAAAGATTTAGTAAGCGATGCGGATATGCGAAAGGAAAGCGGAGAGAAGCTTTTTGAGTTCTGCCAAAAGAAGTATAACTTTGACGAGATAAATTTAGACCGAAAGTATATTTATAGTAAACTATGCCAGTAACAAGATGCAGTTCAGGAAAATGGAAAATCGGACAAGGCGGTTGCGTGTATGATACCGAAGAGAAAGCAATGCAAGTTTGGAAGGCTATTCTTGCAGGTGGCAAGTTTGCCGAAAGCTATACCGACTATCCTGAGAGTGCAACTAATAACGCAAAGAGGGCAATAGAATGGGCAGAGAAAAATGGTTGGGGTTCTTGCGGAGAAGCAACAGGCAAAGCAAGAGCAAGGCAGTTGGCAAATCGTGAGCCGATTAGTAGAGATACTATTGCTCGTATGGCTTCATTTAAAAGACACCAACAACACAAAGACGTACCTTATAGTGAAGGTTGTGGCGGGTTAATGTATGACGCCTGGGGCGGTACGAGTGGAATTGAATGGGCGATTAACAAACTAAAAGAAATAGACAATAAATAATTTGCATACTTAAATTTTTATTATTAACTAACGGAAAATTTAATGGGGAAAGTATGCAGAAACACACACAAATATATTTGCAGGGAATGGGGTATAAAAAAACGGACTTCATTCCTTGCGAAGTGTGTGGCTCACAAGCGGTAGACATACATCATATTGAGGCGAGGGGAATGGGTGGCAGTAAAGACAAAGACACGATAGAAAACCTAATGGGATTGTGTAGGAAGTGCCACATAGAATACGGAGACAAAAAACAATATAAAGAGTTTCTAAAAGACATACACGCAAAGAATTATGGCAAAGATTAAAGAGAACAATAACAAAGTTAGCTTTGGCAAACGCAAAAGAGGGTCTGCAAAGAAGTCCTTTAACAAGCACACGCCAAGAGAAAAAGCTTATAGAGGTCAAGGCAGATGAGAAAGCTAAACGCTATATGGCTACTTATAACCCACAAAGCTTACTTCCTTGCAGTATGTAAGACGGGTAAGAATGGGGACGATATGACCACCATTGGACACTATACCTACGCAATGGCAGAAACATTAATTAACAAGCATATAGCAGACGTAGATACTTACTTAGATCAAGAAGACGCAATAGACGAAGCAAACGACATAATTAACGGCATACTATGATTTTACTATCAAGCCAAGTAGAGAGCATTGCCTCACGCAAAGACAAGACAATCAAGTTAACTTTAGCAACCCAGGAACTAAGTCCTAAAGATGCAGCTTCTTTGTTTCAGCTTAACCAACAGTTCTGCTATTTAGCAATCAAAGAAGAGCCTTTTAGCAAAGAAGAACAAGACGTAGTAGAAAACCTAAAAGCAGACCCTGACACGTTTAAGACACCGAGCCAAAGATTAAGGGGCATCTTATACAAAACATACGAACAAGACAACGAAGGCTACAAAGATTTTAACACATATTACCTTTCCGTAATGGATAGGATATGCCAACACTATAAAAACAAGATAGATGGGTAGGTTTAAACTTATAGAGACACCAGAATTAATGCTTCAATACTTTAACGAGTACGCAGAATACTGCAAAAGCAATCCTATTAAAGTACACGATTTCGTAGGCAAAGACGGAGACGAAGTTTACAGATTAAGGGAGCGACCTTTAACAATAGAAGGCTTTGAGAACTTTTGTGCAGACAAAGGAATTATAGGAGATTTAAGCCATTATTTTGCTAATACAAATAATGCTTACGCAGATTTTTTAACCATCTGTTCGCATATTAGGAGAAAAATAAGGCAAGACCAAATAGAAGGGGGTATGGCAGGGGTTTACAATCCAAGCATAACTCAGCGATTAAATAGCTTGGTAGAGAAGTCCGAGAACAAGCACGAAGTAAGTGAGATCAAAATAACTTACGATAAGTAATGCAAACAATAGGTCTAAGCTTACATAAACCACACCCTGCGCAAAAGCAAGTAATCGACTGCGAAAGTAGATTTATTGTAATGATGGCAGGTAGAAGATTTGGCAAGTCCTTGATTAGCCAAACAATAAGCATAGATACTGCGGTCAATAAAAAGCGTGTAGCTTACATTACCCCTACTTACCAATTAGGAAAGATATTTTTTAAGGAAATAGTAGACCTATTGCCATTAGAGATATACTCTAAAAACGAAAGCGACCTGGTTATTACTTTCATTACGGGTGGCAGTATACGTTTCTTTACAGGCGAAAGGTTAGACAATCTTAGAGGGTTAAAGTTTCACTTAGCCGTAATAGACGAGGCTTCCTTTATACCTAATCTTGAAGACGGGTGGCTTAACTCAATAAGACCTACCTTAACTGACTATAAGGGTAAGGCTATATTCTTAAGCACCCCTAAAGGTAAAAACTACTTCTTTAGTTTATTTAGCAAAGCAGAACCTGATTGGCAAAGCTTTAAATTCACTACATACGATAACCCATATATCGACCCCAACGAAATAGACGATGCAAGGAAGCAATTACCCGAGGTTGTATTCGAGCAAGAGTATATGGCAAACCCTGCCGAGAACGCAGCAAACCCATTTGGTAGCCAACATATTCGCAAATGTATACACCCAGTAACAACAATGCCGGTAGTAGCTTATGGAATTGATCTAGCGAAGTCGGTCGATTGGACAGTTATTGTAGGTTTAGACGAAGACGGAAACGTAGCTTATTTTGACCGCTTTCAAATGGATTGGCACAATACCAAGCAAACTATCCTTAGGCTGCCTAAATGCCCTATCCTTGTCGATAGTACGGGGGTTGGCGACCCGATACTTGAAGACCTACAACGTGAAGGGGTAATGATACAAGGGTTAAAGTTTACAAGTTCAAGTAAGCAGCAACTTATGGAAGGCTTACAGGCTGCCATACATCAAGGTAAAATAGGCTACCCTGAGGGTATAATAAGCCAGGAGTTAGAAGTATTTGAATATATGTACACGGCAACGGGGGTAAAGTATTCCGCACCTTCAGGCTTCCACGATGATGCCGTTATGGCTTTGGCTTTGGCTTGGCAGAACTTCAGCCTTAAACGTGGCACGGGTAGGTACGCCTTTCTATAATTGCAACAAGGTTACAAAAATAAATTTAAGAAATATTTGGTGGATTGTGAAAAACTTGTATATTTGGTTATTATTTAATCAAAACACAAACACAATGAAAAAAGAAACCGCACAACTTTTAGCAGTATTTTTAGTAGCTTGTTACCTTATTGGACAACTTCAAGACATCTACTCAAAATGATTTACGCTATCTGCCTTCTGCTAATTGCAACAGGTTTTGTAATGGCAGCTTTAACTGACTACACAATTAAACACAATGACCCAAAGCACAAAAGAATATATAGACAAATACTACGCAAGTGAGCCTATCAGCATTATGATGTCTAACATAGATGCGACCTATCTGGAGATACTTACCTACTGCAACGAGAAGGGTTACGAACCTGCAAAGCGTAGATTAAGGAGACCAGAACATAAGTCAGAAATTGGCTTTTTTGACATTGATAATTACAAACCCGAAACAATATAAAATGGAACTACAACAAATCTTCGAAACAACAAAAGAACAACGAGTGGAGTTTACGCATCAATTAATTGAACGATTAAACGCAGGGGAACTTGACCCGTTAAAAACGCACCTTCAGGTTAAAGCCTTAGAGGATATGCTCGAAACACTAAAGGCAAACAAGGACTATAAAGATGCCGTATTACAAGCAGCCGTATTAAATGGTAAGGACTTTGAGTATATGAGTGCTAAGTTCAACATTAGAGAAGTAGGGGTTAAATACGATTACACCAAATGTGAAAGTCCTGCTTACGAGGAAATAATGAGCGAGTACAATAGCGCAGCTAAAGCAAAAAAG